GTTGCAACAGGTTGCATCAATTGACCCAGGCGATCCAAGCGCTGTTTATGAGGTTAAGAGCCGAGAGAAGCGCAACGATAATCAACAAACAATTGTTAATGTGCCAGAGCCAACTGTAAATGTTGCTGCACCTAATGTAACTGTTGAGCCAGTAGTAATGATGGAATCACCAGAGGTTAATGTTGCTGCACCTAATGTAACTGTTGAATCACCAACTGTTCAGGTAACAAATACTATTGAGCGCAAGCGAGTTCGCAAGAAAGTTAAGCGCGATAAAGAAGGCCGCATTGATGAGATCATTGAGGAATTTATAGAAGGGGATGAGTAATGGCAACAGGTTTAAGCAATTACTTAGCCAATAAGTTTCTTGATTCAGTTGGAAATGCAACTGCTTATTCAGCCGCTAATGTTTATGTAAAACTACATATTGGCGATCCAGGTTCAGCAGGAACTGCAAACCCTGCTACTGAAACAACTCGCAAATCAGTTTCCTTTAGCGCTGCTAGTACTGGCGGATTAACTTCCGATGCAGATATAAGTTGGAGCAATATTGCAGGTTCTGAGGATGCTACATTCTTTACTGTTTGGGATAATCTAACCGCAGGCAACTTCCTATTCTCAGGAACTGTTGCAGGTAATGCTTACACTGCTGGAGATACTTTTACAATTCCAAGCGGATCATTAACAGTTTCACTAACTCTAGCGAGTTAATAAATGGCTCAATTTGTCCTAGATTCATCTGAATTAGATGTTGATGTTCTAGGGCCAATCACCTTCGCAACGGCAACGGCAAATCTAGGTTCATCCACTGCCAGCGCCACTGCGCAAATAACAAATGTTGTATCGGCAACTGCTGCTCTAGGCGGATTAACGGCTAGTGCAAGTGTGCCAAGTGGTGAGATAATTCAAAGTCAAGTTGGCCAGCCTAATTATATCCAGCCTAACTTTCCTGAAATTATTGAGCCTGTAAAGATAACAGTTTCAATAAAGGTTGCAAAAGCAAATACAAAACTAGGTAAGTTATCAAGTAAATCAATCTCTCAAATTGATTTCTCAATACTCGATGATGATGCTGATGTTTTACTTCTAGTTTAGGAACTTATGCCATATTTAATATCTGATAAGCAAAGTGATTGCGCTGGTTGGGCAACTGTAAAAGAGGAATCTGATGGTTCTTATACAACTATCGGCTGCCACAATTCCAAGCAAGATGCGATAGATCAGATGGTTGCAGTTTCAATTGCTGAAGGATTAGAACCAGGTGGAGAAGTTTCTAACCGTGCTTTACCTGATAATTACAGACCTGCACTAGCAGATGATGTTCCTGAAGGTAGAGCCTGCGGTAATTGTTATTTCTACAATGAACAAAAGCAAAATGATGCAGGTACCAAAGCCTGGTGTGAAAAATGGTTAGATTATGTTGATGGCGGTTATTACTGCAATGCTTGGCAAGCAGATGAAGCAAATAGGCAAGTTAATTTAGATGTTCCTTCATTTATCAGAGAAAACGCAAAGCGTGGTTTGAAATATTATAGCGAAGGTTTTGGGGGCGATGGTTTAGTACCAGCCACCATCGCAGCGGCAAGAGATATGGCTGCTGGAAAAATAACAGAACCAAAAGTTAGAAAGATGGCACCTTGGTTTGCCCGCCATCAAGTAGATGGCAAAGCGCCATCAAATAACAATCCATCCGATCCAGGTTATCCAGGAGCAGGTTTAGTTGCTTGGCTTCTTTGGGGTGGGGATAGCAATTTTTCAGATAGAGCGCAGAACTGGGCGCAACGCAAAATTGATGCTCTGAATGCAGAAGCAGAATCAAGGAGAGAAATGAAAAAGATTGAACGCCGCACTTATACAGTAAAAGATGTTCAAGCAAGATCAGCCGAGGATGGCACAATGCGCCTTGCTGGTTACGCTGCTGTATTTAATGAATCAAGTGTGCCACTACCATTTAAAGAATCAATTGCGCCAGGAGCATTTCGTAAAACATTAACTGAAACTCCAGATGTGCGTTTACTTATTAACCACGAAGGTTTGCCACTAGCACGATCAAAGAATGGCACATTGAAATTAAATGAGGATGATCGTGGATTATATTTTGAGGCTGAGTTAGCAGATACAACTGAAGCCCGCGATATTTACAAACTGGTTGAGCGTGGCGATGTAGATCAAATGAGTTTTGGTTTCAGAGTTATCCGCCAAAAGTGGAGCGATGATCGTAGTCGTAGAGTTCTAACTGAGGTTTCATTAGCCGATGGCGATGTATCAGTAGTAACTTATCCAGCCTATCCAACTACAACTGTTGAGGCTAGAGAAAAAATTGCTAAAGCACTTGAGGCAGCAAAATCAGGGCGAGATGTTAGCCCAGAGGATATGGCAGTTCTGCAAAGTGTATTTTCAGATTTAGATGAAGGCCACGAATATATTATGAGAGCCTTCCAGGTTATGTCCACCTTCTTAGATCAAGATACCTCTAGTTATCACGATGAGGATGAGGATGAGGATATGCGGGCCACTGATGTAGTCGGCGATTTTGTCGAATGGGATTCAAGTGGTGGAACTGCAAGAGGCAGAATCGTTCGAGTGTTGCAAGAAGGTGTTTTAAATATACCTGATTCAACATTTAGCATTACTGCCGAGGATGATGATCCAGCAGTTTTAATTAGACTTTACAGAGAATTACGCGATGGTTATGTAGCAACTGAAACTCTAGTTGGGCATAAGAGAAGTGAATTAAGAAGTATCGCACCTCTTAAAGAACCATCAGATGAGGCAAGTCGTAAGATTTCATTACGCCTAGCCCAAGCAATAATAAATAACACAAAATAAATTTCTGTTGTAAAAATACAGCAGATGAAGTCGGAGCGAACTGCGCACCCTTTAGCGCCGCGTAAAGTATCGCCACCACCTCAATTTTCAACTAACCAAGGAGTTAAATTAATGTCTTACTTAGACAAAGTAATTGAACGCCGTGATGCAGTGAAGGCAGAGATGGATGCAGTTCTTGAGGCAGTAGCCGCAGAGAATCGCACCGATCTAACTGCTGATGAAACAACTAAGGTAGATGCCCTAGTTGAGGAATCACGCTCACTAGATTCAAAGATTGAAAACTTAAAGACCCAGGCAGACGCAGATGCAAAGGTTGCAGAAGTTCGTGCAGCAGTTGCAGATGTAGCAATGCCAAAGTCTGGCGGTGCAAAGGTAATCCGCGAGGAGCGTACCTACACTGCTCAATCAGGAGCATCATTTATTAAAGATGCTTTTAATGCACAATTCAAGCAAGATTTCAGTGCTTCAGATCGTCTTGCTCGCCACATGCGCGAGGAGGAAGTTGAGCGCCGTGATGGAACAACTGCAAACTTTGAAGGTTTAGTAGTTCCTCAGTACTTAACTGATCTTGCTGCACCATTGGCTCGCGCAGGTCGCCCAACAGCAGACTTCGCAACCAATAAGATCGCGCTACCAGCGGCTGGAATGACTTTAAACATTAGTCGTATGACTACTGGTACATCAACAGCAATTCAACAAACTCAGGCAACTGATGTTTCTGAAACTGATGCTGATGATACATTGCTAACTGTAAATGTTCGCACTATTGCAGGACAGCAAGACCTATCACGCCAAGCAATTGAGCGTGGAACAGGAATTGATGCCTTCGTAGTTGGCGATCTAATTCGTTCATGGCACACTACATTGAACTCAGGAATTATCAATGGTGCTGGAACTAACGGAACTATCAAGGGTATTCGTGCCTCTGGTGGAAACGCAATCACCTTCACTGCAACAACTCCAACTGTTGCACTTCTATATCCAAAGTTGGCTGATGCGTTGCAGAAAGTTCAAAGCAATGTATTTACAACTCCAACACATTGGATTATGCACCCACGCCGCCTAGCATTCTTGCTAGCAGGCGTTGATGGTTCAAATCGCCCATTAGTAGTTCCATCAGCAAACGGCCCAATGAACGCCGTTGCAACAGGAGCAGGCACTGCACAATATGGAAACTCAGGTTATTCACTACTTGGATTACCAATTATTGCAGATGCTTCAGTTCAAACTACTTTAAGCACTGATCAAGATGAAATCTATTTGGTTGATTCACGCGAGATGCACCTATTCGAGCAACCAGGATCACCATTCTCACTTCGTTTTGAGGCAACAGGCGCAAGTAACCTAACTGTTAAAACAGTTGTTTATGGTTATGCAGCCTTCACCGCAGAACGCTATCCATTAGCCGCATCAATCATTAGCGGAACTGGTTTAGCAGCACCATCCTTCTAATTTAGAAGGCAATTAAGAACTGTTTAGGTGGCTTAACCTCCCCCGATTAAGCCACCTAAACTCCTAAGTAGTTCGGGGGAACTATGAAAAGCGCACATAAAGTAACAATAGGTTCTTGCGATTCAGGCCAAGTAAATGGTTCATTTGCATATACATTAATTCAATTAGCCCAATCAAGATCATCACGATTAGGGCCGTTTGTAAGAGTTAAAGGTTCAGGATTACTTTCTAAGATTCGTAATCAAATTGTTAAACAATTTTTAGATAATACAAAATCTGATTGGCTTCTAATGATAGATAGCGATCAGCAATTAGGCGTGGCAACTTTTGATAAGTTAATTGATACAGCCCACGATTTAGAACGCCCAGTTGTAGCAGGATTGGTATTCGCTGCTTTCAATGACGGTAAGAATGAATATCCAAAACCAGTTCCAGCGATATTCCAAGATGCGCCAGAGGGATTCTTACCTCTCTATAAATATGATGAAAACAAAGTTTTTGAAATAGATGCCGCAGGTACAGGTTGCCTTTTAATTCATCGCAGTGTTTTAGAAAAGATGCGTGAAACAGCCGATCCTAGTATGGGTAAAAATTGGTGTTGGTTTTGGGATGGCCCAGTAAATGGTGAATGGATAGGTGAGGATTTACTTTTTAGCCGTCGCATTCGCTCCCTTGGATTTCCAATATATGTACACACAGGCGCAATTTTGCCTCATCAAAAATCATATTGGCTAGATGATAGGCACCATAAATCATGGAAAGATTAAAAAAGATTTTCAAGAAAAGAACTAAACCTAGAGAAACGGCTACTGCCCAGCCGCAACTTGAAAGAGCAATTTTACCTAAAGCGGAAAGAAGGATAAAGCGTGGCGATCACTAATGGTTACTGCACACTTGCTGAATTAAAAGCATCTTTAAATATTACAGATTCAGTTGATGATACCGCTTTAGAAGCAGCGATTACTTCTGCTAGTAGAATGATTGATGATTATACTGAGCGCTTCTTTTATGTTAATGGCACTACTCAATCCACAGTAACTCGCTATTACACTCCAGTTGATGCCTACACGGTAAATATTGATGATGTAATAACAGTTAGTGAAGTTGCTACTGATGATAACTTTGATCGCACTTATGGAACTGTATGGGCAACTAGCGATTATATGGTTGAGCCAATTAACAACCCAATTAAATCTTGGCCTTACAATAGAGTTTTAGCAATTGGCAGTTATATCTTTCCATATCAACTACCTCAATCACTTCGAATTAAAGGTATCTGGGGATTCTCAGCAATACCACCCGAAGTTAATATGGCAACTTTGATTCAATCATCACGCTTATTTGGGCGTAGGCAATCTCCCTTCGGAATTGCAGGTAGCCCTGAAATGGGAACTGTTAGATTATATTCTCGCCTCGATGCTGATGTTGAAGTGTTGCTTCGCCCATTCCGCA